GAGCTGATGTCTACACCGGAAGGGTGGAAAGGCAAAGAGGCGCGCTCACCCAGACGCATCGTCCCGTCTTTAAGTAGCAAGTAGCGAAGATTCCGCAGCTGTAGCCCAAAAGAAAAAGGTACTTTGACGGCCCAGGAATTTGCTTGCGGGCTCGCCGACCCCAAAAAACACTCAGTTAGTGAGGAATTTTTTGGGCCATTTCGCTTCGTTTTGGAGGAAAAGGAGGATTGTGGCATGGCGGAAAAACCCGAACGAGACGAGATAACGCTGGATACGCTCGTTTCTACGAAAGAGCTTGCCATCGTCCTCGGATTGTCTACGAGAAGAGTTCAACAGCTTGTTCAGGACGGGCAATTTGAGCCCGTCAAAAGAGGACGATTCAACTTGGCGAAGTGTGTCGCCAGGTACATCGAGATGAAGGAGGAGGATGTTTCCTCCGAGGAAAAGGAACGCCTCGAAGCGGAGCTGAGCATAAAGAAGGCCAACGCAATCATGAAGGTTCTGGAGGCAAAGGAGCTCCAGGGCAAGATGCATCGCTCGGAGGACGTTGCAGCCATGACGGAGGATCTTGTTTACACGATCCGAGGCATGCTCCTGGCCCTGCCGGGTAGGTTGGCCATTGACGTTGCCAACACGGACGATCCTGCCGAAGCAGCAGACCTGATTCGTAAAGAGGTATACGCCATCATGGAGGAGCTCAGCCAATACAGGTATGACCCAAAGAAGTACGAGCAGCGAGTGCGCGAGAGAAGGCGCTGGGACATAGAAGAAGATGGTGAGTCTGATGAAGGCATCTGAGCTTCGGAGGCTCAATGCGGCAATAGCGGGGCCGGTTTCTGGCTTCAAGCCTCCGGAGAATCTAACGGTTTCGGAGTGGGCCGACAAGAGACGCAGGTTATCTCCCGAAGCCAGCGCCGAACCGGGCCCCTGGCGAACATCTCGGACTCCCTACTTGAAGGAGCCCATGGACGCATTCACGGATCCTAAGGTGAAACGCATTGTCCTAGTATCGGCGTCGCAGGTAGGAAAATCAGAACTGCTCAACAACATCATCGGGTACATCATCGATGAAGACCCGGGCTCGATTCTTTTTATTCATCCCACGACTATTGACGCAAAGGAATACTCGAAGCTCCGCATAGCTCCAATGATAAGGGACTGCCCTACGCTAAGAAGAAAGGTTGCCAGCCCCAAAAGCCGGGATAGTGGCAACACCATTCTACAGAAGGCGTATCCAGGAGGAATCCTCACATTGTGCGGATCTACTGAAGCACACGCCTTGGCCTCTAAGCCTATACGGTACATTCTCGGTGACGAGAGAGACCGCTGGGCACTGTCGGCCGGCAGTGAAGGTGATCCCTGGGAGCTGGCCAGAGCGAGGCAGATTACCTTCTACAATGCAAAGGCTGTGGAAGTATCTACTCCCACCATCAAAAACGCAAGCGCGATTGAATCCTCATTCGCTGCCGGGACCATGGAGCGATGGTGTGTTGCGTGTCCCCAGTGTGGGGAGTACCGCAACATCACGTTTGAAAACATCCGCTATGATTACGAAGAAAAGATTGTGGCGGGGAAAAAGACATACACCGTAAGTAACATCTACTATGCCTGCGGCGCATGTGGGGGTTTGTCCACGGAGGCCGAGGTTAAGGCCCAGCCGGCCAAGTGGATCGCTGAACATCCGGAAGCATACGAACAAGGATGTCGTTCCTTCTGGCTAAATGCTTTCGTAAGCCCCTGGGCAACCTGGGAGTCAACGATATTGGAGTATCTGAATGCTATCGGGAACTCCAGAAAGCTCCAGGTTGTCTACAACACTCGCTTCGGTGAGCTGTGGGAAGACCGCAGCGGTCTCGAGGACGAAGAGTCCGTCATGGCCAGACGCGAGGAGTACGAGGCAGAATTGCCTGAAGGCGTGCTCGTCTTGACCTGTGGCGTGGATACCCAGGATGACCGCTTGGAGTTCGAGGTGGTTGGGCATGGCCACTTCGGTGAAACCTGGGGAATCCGCAAAGGGGTAATCATGGGCAGGCCAGACGACCCCGATGTGTGGGCGCAGCTGGATGATATCATAGACAAAGTTTACTATTTCAAGAGCGGAGTCGGCCTTAAGATATCCATGACATTCGTGGACGAGGGTGGCCACTTCACCCAAGAGGTACGATACCAGTGCCGAGAACGTCTAAACAAGAAAGTGTTCGCCATCAAGGGCCGCGGTGGAGATGGTATCCCTTATACGTCTCCGCCCAAGAAGCAGAAAATCATAATCAAAGGCAGGTCCGTGGGTACTTGTTGGCAGTACGTAATCGGTGTTGACGCTGGTAAGCAAATCATCATGGATAATCTTCGGGTTCAAACCCCAGGTTCCAGGTACTGCCACTTTCCCAGGCGAGACGATTATGGGCCAGCCTATTTCAGGAGCCTTCTGTCTGAGAGACTTGTTTACAGGCCTGAAAGGAAGAATCCGTGGGTGTGGGAGAAGATACCTGGCCATGAACGAAATGAGGCGTTGGACTGCCGAAACTATGCTCTTGCAGCATTCAAGGCGCTGCCACTCGATCTGGATGCCATAGAAAGACGCCTTATAGAGGCCAAGAAAGCGAGGGAACAGGGAGCGGTGGAAACGACTCTAACTCGGCAGCCTGTCAAGCGCACTAGACAGCGCAGGAAAGGTAGTTCGACACTGAACAGATATTACGATGACTGGTAAAGGCGGTGAGACTAATGCCTACCAAAGAAGAAATTCGGATTCGCCTTGAGTTCTGGCAAGCTGCTTTGCAAAAGCTGAGGGCTGCTTATATAGCTCTGGTGGATGGAGGAGTGCAAAGCTACACCATCGACAACCGCTCCCTCACCCGTTTCGATCTCCCGTCTTTATTGCGAGAGATTCAGCAAGCAGAGCGCAAGGTTGATGAATTGACGGCACTGCTGACGGGCCGTAGGCCCAGGAAAGCATTTGGCGTGGTGCCACGTAACTGGTAGGGTATTCGCCCGAAAGGGCATTTACCACGGATCGTGCGGTGGAGTTTACTCCTTTCGCTACCGCATGATCCGTCTATTTTGCAGAGATTGGAGGCGATAAGTTGAGCAGGACCGTACGTACACGTGGCGGCCCACAAGTCAAAGGCTATAGCGAAGCCGGGGCAAGCACCACAAGGCGCTCCTTGAAGAGTTTCATTCCTCGAAGCGGTTCGCCGCGAGAGGATATTGACTGGAACAACTATACACTGCGGCAACGGGGCCGGATGCTGTACATGGCAGCTCCAGTCGCCACCTCAGCCATAAACACAAACAGAACGAAGGTAATCGGCACTGGCCTAACTCTCAAAGCATCGATAAACCGTGAGATTCTTGGGCTCAGTCCCGAGGCAGCCAAGGAGTGGCAGCAGAGAGCCGAGGCCGAGTTCAGAATGTGGGCCAGTAAAAAACAGAACTGTGATGCAACAGGTGTGAACAACTTCGAGGGCCTTCAGCAGCTGGCCCTGAAAGCGTGGCTTATGAGCGGCGATGTGTTTGCCCTTTTCAAACGATATGAGCGAACTAGTTTCAATCCATATTCCCTGCGAATTCATCTGATTGAGGCCGACCGCGTGAGCACGCCTACTGATTATGGAGCTACTTTTTCTCCGTCCCCGAGATTTACAGACGGGGAGAACACTGAGAACGGAAACAGAATCTACGATGGCGTTGAGATTGACAAGCAAGGCCGGATTGTGGCTTATCACATCAGAAATACGCACCCGGGTGAGCTCACTACTAAGAAGACTGAATGGGTTCGCGTCGAAGCGTATGGAAAGAATACGGGCCTGCCCAATATCCTGCAGATAATGGAGAGTGAACGCCCTGAGCAATACAGGGGTGTTACATATCTAGCGCAGGTTATTGAACCGCTCTTACAGTTGCGCAGGTATACCGAGGCCGAATTAATGGCTGCATTGGTGCAGTCATTTTTTACTGCCTGGATTCAGACCGAAACCGATCCGACGGATATTCCCATCAATGAAACCGGAGCCGGCGATGTAGTTGGTTTCCCTGGCGAGGAAATCGACAACCTGTCCGAGAGTGATGATGAGTATGAGATGGGGCCAGGCACCGTTGTCCACCTGGGGGAAGGAGAGAAAGTTGTCTTCGGCAATCCGAACATTCCTACCACTGGGTTTGAGAGCTTCACTAAGACTGTCTGCCGTTTAGTTGGTTCGGCCCTCGAGATTCCCTATGAGGTGTTAATCAAGGAGTTTGATTCATCGTATTCCGCTAGCCGGGCGGCTCTGCTGGAAGCCTGGGAAGCATTCAAGATGCGCCGACAGTGGTTTGTGGATGATTTCTGTCAGCCTGTCTATGAGGTGTGGTTGGCCGAGGCTGTTGCTCTAGGTAGGATCAAGGCCCCGGGATTCTTTGAAGATCCCATAATCAGAGATGCATGGTGCGGTGCTCGGTGGATTGGCCCGGTACAAGGCCAACTCGATCCTACCAAAGAGGCCAAGGCTGCCATTATGCAAGTTGACCGCGGCTTCAAGACGTACGAACAGGTTACCAGAGAGCTCGGTGGTGGTGATTGGGAGGACAACATCGAGCAGCTTGCAAGGGAGAATCAAAAGTTGAAGGATGCTGGCGGTGGTAACTACATGGCCGCCTTGAGTGACAACGACAATGCAGACGAAAGGGGAGAACCGAAGGATGAGTAAGAATTTGCTGAAGGGGGTGTTCGGACGGGCAAGGCCTGCGGTGAACAT